TTTTTAGATACAACCTAGCAGGTACAAGTTATATTGTTTGGGCAGACGGTGCTAACAATGCCTCTAAATATGATGGCACTACAGTAACCGACTTAAATGCTACTGGCGCACCCGCAGACCCTAAGTTTGTAACTGGCTTTAAAAATACTTTATTCTTTGCTGGTATGTCTAACAATCCAGAAGAAGTAATTTTTACTGCACCGTATACGGATGATGATTTTGCGGTTGCTAATGGCGCAGGTTCTATTGCAGTAGATAGTCCCGTAACTGCTATTGTTCCTTTCCGTGAACAGTTATACATCTTCTGTGAAGAACGCATATTTAGACTATCTGGTAACTCTACTGCAGACTTTACACTACAACCTGTATCTCGTGAAATTGGGTGCCTTAATGGGTTTACCGTTCAGGAATTTGCAGGTGACTTGGTTTACCTTGGTCCAGATGGACTGCGTACTGTTGCTGGTACAGACCGTATTGGTGACGTTGAGTTGGGTACAATCAGCCGCCAAATTCAAGAACGCTTTACCGGATTAACAGACGTAGATGAATTTGATAGTCTTGTCATACCGGATAAAACACAATATCGTTTATTCTTTTCCGATTCTTCTAAAGCAAGAAATCTTACAAGAGGTATTATATGTGTTCGTAAGGGAGATACCTACGAGTTCGGTGATTTAAAAGGTATAGCACCTAGCTGTACAGACTATACTACAGCACAAGGCGAAAGTTTTATTTTTCATGGTGGGTTTGATGGTTACGTATATCGCCAAGAACAGGGTATTGATTTTGATGGTAACACAGTAACTGGTAAGTATCGTTCACCTGACTTGACTATGGGTGATGCAGGTATACGTAAAACTTTTCAACGTGTTATCTTAAACTACGCACCTGAGTCAATAGTAAATGCAGACTTGCTAGTTAGGTATGATTACGAATCACCTAATGTTCCTAGACCAGCTGCATATCCGTTTGATACCACTACTGCTGTTGCTATTTATGGTTCCTCAATATTTGGAATTGCAACATATGGCGGTCAAACAAATCCATTGGTAAGACAGCCAATCGAAGGTTCTGGTTTTGCAATAGCATTACGTGTTAATGATAGGGGTGCGTCAGCCCCATACTCACTGAAAGGTTTTCAGCTAGAGTTTGAAGCGGCGGCAAGGAGATAGTAAATGGCAGGTTATACTAGACAATCATCGTTTGCTGATGGAGATATTATCCAAGCAGCAGATTTTAACGATGAATATAACCAACTTTTAAATGCATTTAGTAATACAACAGGCCACGCACATGATGGCACTGCCGCTGAAGGTCCAGTCATTGGTTTGATTGGAGACCCCGGTGTAGCTGCGCCTATTAACAAAGTTGTAGTAGATGATACAAACAACCGTGTTGGACTATTTATTGATGCTGGTGGTCTTGGTTCTTCAGTTGAACAACTTCGTTTTCAAGACGGTGTTATTGTTCCCGTTACTGATAATGACATTGACTTAGGTACATCTGGTGCTAAATTTAAAGACTTGTATTTAGCTGGTGATGCTAACATTGCTGGTACTATGACACTATCCGGCAATGTGATTGTATCAGGTACACTTGGTGCAGATTTAATCCCAGACGCTGATGATACTCGTGATATCGGTAGTTCAGGTGCAGAGTGGAAAGATTTATATATTGATGGCGTTGCATATATAGATAGCATTGCAATGCCTACCACAACTGTCACAGACATCCTAGATGAAGACACGATGACTTCTGACAGTGCTACTGCATTGGCTACACAACAATCTATTAAAGCATATGTAGATGCACAGGTAACTGCGCAAGATTTGGACGTAGCTGCTGACACAGGTACTGCTGCAGTTGACCTTGATAGTCAGTCTTTGACTGTTACTGGTGGCACAGGCATTGATACATCTGCTACAGGTCAAGCTGTAACTGTTGCTATTGACAGCACTGTAGCTACGCTTACAGACACGCAAACTTTAACTAATAAAACTATTGATGCTGCCAGCAATACAGTTTCAAATATCAATACTACTATGCTTGCATCAGGTGTGTTGGATACAGATTTAACTTCTGTATCTGCAAGCGATGATACTATTCCGTCAGCAAAAGCTACTAAAACCTATATAGATGCACAGGTTACTGCACAAGACCTTGACTTTCAAGGTGACAGTGGTGGTGCATTAAGCATTGACCTTGATAGCGAGACACTTACAATTGCTGGCGGTACTGGTATTGATACTTCAGGTTCAGGTAATACACTTACTGTGGCTATTGATAGCACAGTTGCTACTAAGTCATATGTTAGTTCACAAGTAGACCTTGTAAATGACACAACTCCCCAGCTTGGTGGTGACTTATCAACTAATAGTCACGATATACTATTTGCAGACAACGATGTAGCGTCATTTGGTGCAGGTGGCGACTTACAAATTTACCACGATACATCTAACTCTTACGTCTCTGAGCGTGGAACTGGCAATCTTTATCTAGGCACTAATGGAAACATTGAATTATTTAAGCATCTGTCCACAGACAGGATGGCAAAATTTATTACTGACGGTGCAGTTGAACTTTACTATGCCAATTCTAAAAAGATTGAAACAACCACATCTGGTGTAACTGTTACAGGCACTGCCACTGCTACAACATTTAGTGGTGACTTAAATGGTACGATTAATACTGCTACAACAGCTACAACACAAGCAGCAGGAACAAACAATACAACAGTAGCGACTACAGCATTTGCTAATGTAGCTGCAGATAATGCAGCAGTTGCACTGGCTATTGCGTTAGGGTAATAAAACACTTGACAAAAATTACCAAGTATGGTATAATTAGTGTACATTTGGAGTAAATAATGGCTAACTCATTTAAATCAGAAACAGATACGGCTATAGGCACATCACCTGCCACCATCTATACCTGTCCTTCATCTACGCAAACAACCATTATTGGTCTTACTTGTGCTAACATTGTAACAAGTCAGATTGAGATTGATGTACAGCTAGATGCAAGCACACGTACAAGTGGTGCAGAAGATAGTGTCTATATTATTAAGGATGCCCCTATTCCTGTAGGTTCATCTTTAGTGGTTGTAGGCGGTGAACAGAAGATTGTTATGGAACCCGGTGATACTATTAAGGTAACATCTAATACAGCTTCATCTGCTGACGTTGCTATGTCAATTCTTGAAATCACGTAAGGAATAATCTATGGGCTATATTGGTTCAGGACCAACACGGTTTAATACGGCAGATGAACTGACCGTAACAGGTGATGCTGAGTTTAACGGTAATCTGACTGTTAAAGGTACAACCACGACTATTGATAGCGCAAGTGTACAGACTGTTGACTTGGGCGACAACGACAAGATTCGTCTAGGTGATGGCGATGACTTGCAGATTTATCACGATGGCACAGATAGTATTATCAAAGAAAGTGGCGGTGGAGACTTGCAACTCTGGGGCGATGATATTCGTTTAATGAGTGCAGACGGCACAGAAACTATGTTGCGTGGAAACCCAGACGCACAAATTCAGTTTTACTATGATAACGCAGTCAAACTCGCCACCACATCCACAGGCGTGGATGTCACTGGCACTGTAACGTCTGATGGGCTGACGGTTGATGGGGCTACAACTGTAAACGATGCTGACCTTCTTCTCAATGGAGGTTCGCCAGAAATCATTTTCCAAACTGGTGCGTCACATTACAACTGGATGATTGCCGCACAAGAAAATGTCAGTAATGCGTTAGAAATATCATCTGGAAGTCAGGATGCTGATTATAGTAATGACACCTTTACACCTAGATTTGTAATAAGCAGTGCTGGCAACGTGGGCATTGGGACGACTTCGCCTACACATAATTTAACAATTGGTAGTGCTGCGGCCTCTGATTTTGTTGTTGCATTGCGAGGGGGTGTCGGTGGATTTTTTGGTTGGGACGACAGTGCAAACACAACTGTTCTGCAATCACCCAACACAAGGTCGCTATCCTTCCAAGTCAATAGTGATACGTTTAGTTCTGGCTCAGAAGCAATGCGTCTCAGCAATGCAGGGCGTTGGTGGGTTGGTCAAGCAATAGGAACTACGCTAGGTGGTAACGGTGCTGAAGCTGCAACAGGTATAATGCATGCCTCTAATTCCGCAAATGGTTACACTGTTATTCAGTCAAATGGTTCAAATAACCCCCTATATGTTGCAAATGGCCCAAATAAAGTTGGGGCTGGACTTATACATTTTGGTGTTAATGGCAGTAATGTTGGAGGCATTAGTTCAAACGGCACGACAACTTCCTACAACGAAACATCGGACTACCGTTTAAAAGAAAACGTAATTTATGATTGGGACGCAACCACACGCCTCAAGCAATTAAAACCGGCACAGTTTAACTTTATAAGCACCCCAGACGAAACAAGGGATGGTTTTTTAGCCCACGAACTGCAAGAGGTTAGCCCTCAATCTGTCACCGGCACTAAAGATGCAATGATGGATGAGGAATATGAGGTCACACCAGCGGTGCTTGATGAAGACGGCAACGAGGTCACACCCGCCGTGATGGGTACACGTTCAGTGCCGGATTACCAAAGCATTGACCAGTCAAAGTTAGTACCGTTGCTGGTGAAGACCATACAAGAATTAGAAGCCCGTATTGTGGCACTGGAGACCGCATAATGGCATATCTAGGTAAAACACCATCACAGGCTGTACGCAGTCGTTACTATTATACTGCAACTGGAGGTGAAACATCACTGTCCGGGGCAGATGATAACAGCAATGTATTGACATTTACAGATGGCAATTACGTAGATGTGAGCCTCAACGGTGTAGCACTTGTAGCTGGCACAGACTATAACACAACAACCACGAACACAATAGGTGGACTCACTGCCCTTGTTGCAAGTGATGTGGTTGAGGTTATTGTGTATGACACGTTCAGTGTGTTCGGCGGTAATATGGCTGCTGACCTGAACTTTAAAGATAATATAAAGGCTAACTTTGGTACAGGCAATGACCTTCAAATATTCCATGACGGTTCTGACTCAATAATCCGTGATGCAGGTACAGGGTCACTGAAGTTTCAATACGGCACTAGTGATGGCGTTGTGTTTGATAGCAGCGGCAACGTGGGCATTGGGATTTCAAATCCTTCGGATTACTACACTAACTTTAATGACTTGGTTTTAGGTAGTACATCAACGCATTCAGGCATGACCATAGCTTCAGGCACAAGCCATGACGGCACAATAGCTTTTGCTGACGGTACATCTGGCGATGCGGAGTACAAAGGCTTCATTCAGTACAATCACACGAATAATGCCTTTGGTATTGGCACCAATGGCGTGGAAGCCATGCGCATCGACAGCAGCGGCAACGTGCTGGTGGGTAAGACTGCTGTTGATAGCAATGTCGCAGGGTTTGAAGCGGAGAGTGGTGGTAAAATTGCGGCAACAAGAGATGGCTCACGAACTGCTATTTTTAACAGGCTAACATCTGATGGTGAAATTGTTGCGTTCCGCAAAGACGGCACCACTGTGGGGAGTATTGGTACAGCATCAGGAGGTGTTTCATTAGGTTCTGGTGACACTGGTTTATTTTTTGAGCCAGTTAGTAATGAAATACGTCCATTTAACACTACAACAAATGCCTCAATAGACGATGCAATTAATCTAGGTAATTCAACCAAACGTTTCAAAAACCTCTACCTATCCGGCGGTGTCTACTTGGGCGGGACTGGTTCGGCTAATCAGTTATCGGATTATGAGACTGGGACTTGGACGCCACGTTTAAGAGGGGGCACTACCGAACCCGGCACTTTAACAACTGGTACTGGTACTTATACAAAAATTGGCAGATTAGTTACTGTTACTTGGGATTTTTATAACGTAAGCACAACAGGCTATAGCGGCACTTTAAGTGTTGACCAAATAACTTTTTCGCCATCATTAAGTTATATGTCTGGTGGTAATGCAAT